GGTAAACTGAGTGTTATCAAGATGATGGACGGTGTGGTCGCTTCTGGCCTGGGAACTTATGTAAAGGCCAAAATGTTTTATCGCTTTCGGCCGACAATCAGGTTTTGCATAGTGGTAGAGTGGCTGGGTATAGTCCTGTTTCTAGCAAACCTTTCTAATAACAGTATTTTTGTCCATTGCTATGGGAACATCGCACTCTTACCTGCGTAAGATTGACCTAAGAAACAACGTTTTCGGGCAGGTTATTATCGACGAAAACCGGCAAGTAAATGTTCCCAGCTACACTGCCGGTCTTAAGCAAGGCTTGGCTTTTGTCGATCTCGACAGGGTAGACTTTACAAACTCTTTGGTCGCCCAATCCACCTCCACCTACAACACAGGTTGGATGAACGGCGACACTCAAGGGTGCCTTCCTGAGCGACACAGACGACACCGATCTGGTGGGGTCTGGTGAGTTGGTCACGAATGGTGACTTTGGGACGGATACGGATTGGACGAAGGGGGCAGGCTGGACAATCAGTGGAGGTGTTGCAGTGTCGGACGGGACTGCGTCTAACGCCATTTCTCAAGCAGGTATCTTAACAGTTGGGAAAACATATGTAGTTTCTTTTGATATTGTTTCACGCTCGGCTGGTTCTGTCCGACCTCAACTTGGGACAGCAGTAGGAACAAGTGTTTCCGCAGTTGGTTCGTATTCCCAAACTTTCACTAGTTTGGGCAATGGCACTTTCCACATTTTTCCGTATCAAACTTTAACGGAACTATCGACAACGTTTCCGTCAAAATCGCAGACGCAGACCGCAGCATTAATGCTAATCCGCTCACTGTGAATGGAACGATCACCCGCACACCTGTAGCAACTGGCGCTGATCTTGTTGGGTACAGCGGGTTCTCCGAGACCAACTATCTCGAAGGCACCGACGCGACCTACGCCGACACGCTCTATGCGCTTGGCTGGGAGCAAACCGCGGGCGTCTGGGAGTTCAAGCACGGGGTCGTCAGCGCAGCGCCGATTGACGGGCTGACAATCACGGGCACGACGCTCAAGATCGCCGGGACGAAGCCGAAGGCGCTGGTGCGCGTCACCGCGACCACACCGACGGCCTCCCAGCTTGCCAAGATCCAGGCCGACGAGAAGGTTCTGTTCCAAGACGGGGCGCAGGCCACTTTGTTCGGGGCATCTGACGCTGTGACGGCCTTGGCTCATGACCCTGTAACTGACTTGCTTCATGTGGGAACCTCGGCAGGACGTTCAGTCTTCCAAGGTCTGCGTCGGGTATCTAACACAACAACTGCGGTGGGAACTGCAATCAGCGCATTTAACGGATTGGTGGTGGAAGAATGACTGTCATAATTGAAAAACCAGCGGTCAATCTCCGTGAGGAACTGGCCGACCTTCGTAATCAACCCCGATATGTGCAGGAAGTATTCTGGTTTGCAGGTGACGCAAGCGAGACCGAATTCGCCCTTAAGCGTGGGTGGAAGCCCAAATTTGTCTATGACGCTGGGGCATTGCAGAAGGCAGGCTCAGGGGATGATTACACGGTCAGCTATGACGGATTTATCTACACTGTCGTCTTTTCCACTGCACCTGCCAGCGGCGCTGACGTGGGCATCATCTCTGAGCGGGAGGATTACTGATGACTATCTTTGTAACCAAAGGCGACCTCCCTCTTACCGCAGCACAGCTTGAAAAGCGGGCGCAGAAGCACATCAATCGTAGCTGGCCTGAGCAAGCCCGTGAGAAGTCCATCCGCCTAGCTGACGGTGCCTTCGACGCCTTCATGTATACCTTCTCTGCTGACCATGATGTGAATACGGCTAACAACACTTTCAACTGGCAGCTCCAAGATTACACCAAGGCAACTTCACGGTTGGCTCGGTATGTCTTGTCTGAAGGTCGTCCTGAAGTGTACAAGGATCAGCCTACTGGTGAGTTCCTCACAGAGAGTGTGCTTGTACAGACAGCCATTGATCCTCTGGATGCTCAGGTTGAACAGACTGTCTACGACGACGAGGGCAATGTCACTGGCACCACTATGGTGGCCAACCCGCTGATCGTTGCTGACGATGCTGAACGTGACGCAGCGCAAGCTGTTGTTGATGCAACCCCGCAGGACGTGAAGGAACTTGACTAATGCATGAACTGGTAAAGACATTTTGACCGCGTCATTGCATTAAGACTTTACACCGGAAAGCTGTTTTAATGTCTGAAGATGCTAGACTCGCGCGCATAGAAGCTAAGGTTGACCAGATGGGCGAAGCTATTGTCGCGCTGGCGCGTGTTGAGGAACGAATGGTTACTTTGTTTAACCGGTTGGACGCAATCGACAAGGACCGATCGGCACAAGGCGCGCGGCTGCGGGCAATAGAAACGCAGGCGGGTAGCAACGGGCAGACTCTACGATTTGTTGAACGGGTGTTTTGGATAGTTGTTTCTGCTGGCATTGCGTTCGCGTATGCAAAGATGAAAGGTGCTTAGATATGCGAGTATTCCTTTCCGTTGCGTTTATTGCGTTTGGGTTCCCGGCATTTGCCATTGCGCCATGCTTGCCCCATGATGAAATGGCAAAGTTTCTAGCCAATCAGTTTCGAGAGCAACAGCGGTTTGTCGGGCTTGATCAGGGCGGCAACATGCTAGAGCGGTTCAGCCCCGGCGGCACATTTACAGCGCTGATAACGGCACCAGGCGGCCAGACGTGCGTCGTTTCTGCTGGCAACGCTGGCAACATCATTGCAGCGGAAAAGCCGGGAGTTGACGGATGATTCACTACGAAGCCACGGACACGCGCGGGCTTGCGGTTTACAATGACGGCATTTGCATCCTTGAGACAGACGACCGTTGCTACTGCACAGCCTATGCCTTGAGCTTTTGATGGGGCAGACGCAGATTTCTGGAGTTCGCATCCCTGACTTGATTACGCTATACGGCGTGATCGGCGCGGCAGTGTCCCGGCTCAAGGCGGGGGAGCTTGCATGATCACCGCAGACCAGCAAGCGGCGATTGACGCGGTGGCAGAACACGGGTCGCAGCGGGCAGCGGCAAGGGCGCTGGGGATTAACGGCAAGAGCCTGCGCAGTCGCCTAGAGCGCGCGGCGGTGGCAGGAAGCGCCGAAAGGGCAGCGCGAGGCGATCCTGCACAGCGGCCTAGATATTGGCATTGCCAAGGCTGGCTGGCGTAAGTCAAGAACGCAGACGCACCAGCGATAGCGTTATTGGCGCGCGCCGGATGATGCACGCGACCCGGGCGACATCGTGTCGGCGCTCAAGGAGGGGCTGGAAGATTGCGCCCCTGCTGCAACAATCATTGCCCCTGCGGCGGCTAAAGAGTTGTGCGCAATATTCCCGGTTGCAGACTTACATATGGGGATGCTGGCGGATGAAGAGGAAACGGGCGTTGATTGGGACAGCAAGAAAGCCGGGGCCGTGTTTTCTGCAACGTTCGGTCGGCTGGTCAGCGTTACGCCCGCCGCTGGTGTCGCCGTGCTGGCGCAGCTAGGGGATCTTACGCACACTGACGACCAGCGCAACGTCACACCACAGTCAGGCCACCAGCTTGACGCAGACACGCGCTATTTCATGATCCTGCGCCGCGCCGTTGCCGCTATGCGATGGGCAATTGACGCGCTGCGGGCCAAGTATCCGCTAGTGATCTATCGCGGGTGCCGGGGCAATCACGACATCACAGCCCATCACGCCGTCACTTTGGCACTGGCCGAACACTACCGCGACACGCCGGGGGTGGAAGTCATCACCAGCGCGGGCGAGTTCTATTGCTACGAGTTTGGGAAAAAACATGGTGCTGCTGCACCACGGCGACCGGGCCAAACCTGAACGGCTGGTGACATTCGCCGCATCTGAGTGGCCAGAGCTATGGGGCCGCACAAGTCATAGGCTGGCGCTGTCTGGGCATGTTCATCATGCCACTAAAAAGAAGTCGGAGGGATGACATTTGAAAGTGTCGGCACGATCATTCCCAAAGATGTTTACGCATACTCTCACGCCTACAGCGCGTCTCGTGCGCTAGTTAGCATCGTGCTAGACCATGATGCAGGCGAGGTTAGCCGTGCCCGTATCGGGGTATGACACGCCACACCGTATCGCGCAGGATACATCAGCTCTGCTTTCGTGACGCGGACCAATCACTATGCGCCCGCGCCTACTCGCGCCGCCATTCGTCGCTGTTCTGGTCCGCGTGGGTTTCGCTGTTTGGTCCTGCGCATTGTGAACGCTCATGGCTATTTTATTACATCACATTAAAGAGGACGCAAACAATGAACCGCGCTGAACCTGCATTCCCGAACGCTGGCCCATGAAGGTGGGTGGTCAGATCACCCGCGAGACCCAGGCGGGGCAACTAATCGCGGCATTACAATCGGCACCTATCGGAATTTTATCAACGCTAAAGGCACGGTTGCAGACCTAAAGGCGCTGACCGAAGCACAGGCGGTTGCGGTTTACAAAGCTCAGTATTGGGACGCCGTGAAAGCTGACGACCTGCCGGACGGGGTTGACCACGCTACGTTTGACTTTGCCGTCAACAGCGGGCCGTTTCGATCGGCAACGTATCTGCAAGAGATTGTCGGGGCTGCCCCCGACGGCAAGATTGGGCCAATTACACTGGCCAAGGTTCGCGCGATGGATCCGGCTTGGATCGTCAATCAACTGTGCAATGACCGCATGACATTTCTTCGCCGCCTGTCCACGTGGTCAACATTAGCAAGGGCTGGACCCGCCGCGTCCGTGACGTGCGCGCCGCTGCGCTAATGGACGCCACAGCGGCGGTGACGCGCGGCCCTGACGTGCATCCCGTTGAAGCGGCGGAACTAGCGGCTGAACTAGCGGCTGAGGAAAGACTTGCCGCCTGCGTGGCCGCGATGCGCCTGCTGGCGAACGAATACGATCCCGCAACCTGAAAGGATAGTCCATGTTTCTAGCAATCCGAATGTCCGTCTATATCGCCGCCGTACCTGTCGCGGCATGGCTTGGCGGCACCTATGACCCCGCGTCCCACGTAATAACCCTCAATGTTGATACCTTGATCGACGTGATCGGCGGCCTGGCTGCCGCTGGCATTGCGTTCGCAACGTCCCGCTATGCAAAGCTGCGCGGCGGCGCAACGTGACCGCCTTTATCGTCGGCTGCGTGGTGTCACTGATCGGCATATTTGCGGCGTATATGACTGGCAGATCCAGCAAGACAGACAAAGAGGCGCAATCCCGCGCCGATACCATTGAAAGGGCGACCAATGCGGACACTGGCAATCCTGACGGCAGCGGCGATCTTGAGTTCTTGCGGCGTCGTGGCAAACGACAGCGCGATGACAACGGTTCTTGAACCGCTGATGACAAACCACGCGGCCAGCCTTGGCAGTGACGACGTGTCAGAGATGCGCCGCACGGGTCGAATACTTATCGCCACTTTTGACGCCGCCGCACTCCGACAATAAACCTTGCCCCACTGCCGGCTTAATATGGCCCCCGTCGTCCTTAAAATGGGCGCGGGTTTTTTTGTTCAGCCGCCTATTTTGCTAGTGGCGTGCGGCAAGGTCAATAAACGCGATGATTACCAGAACAATAGCGGCGGCGCAGGCGTAAGGCAGCACCGACACGCCTGGCGACACATGCGGCGGGGTAGGATCTGCCATTTTGCCCGTGCGCAATTCTGCAAAGCGGGCTGGTTCGTCTGGGTTGGCGTGCCAGCGGGTGACGGACCCTGATTTGTAGATTGGGTTGATCCCCACGACAGGTTGGTAGGTCATTTTGTCATTGTGCTTTCTGCATGTGCGTCACGGACAAGTTCTGTGATGTATTCAGCGACGTGGGCGTATTCGTTCTTGCCGACCTCGTTGATGATCCAGTCCTGTTGGTCTTTGCTTAGAACCTGCAATATGTCCCCGATGTTTCCAAATTTAATCATGTGATTTTGGAAGCGGTCTTTGACCTGCTGCCGAGGAGATGCTTTGATCGTGCGGGGCGGGACGATGCCTGCCTTGCGTGCTATGACGACAGCCCGGACGACCTTGGTGTAAACCAAAATCCAATTGCCTTTTGTATCTCCGCATGGCTGCGACCCGCCCTGTGCATTTCTGCGACGATGTTGATTTCTTGCTCTGTCATGGCCGTGCCACCGGACGCAGGAACGGGATGCCTGTATTGCGGCAGTATGCGTCCACTTGCTGGCCCCAGAGTTCTTCCAACGCCTCGACCAGCGCGGGCATCTGATCGCAGACTGCTGACGTTTTGCCTGTGATGTGGCCCACTTCCATGCTGCCGATTGCGAATATGATTATGTATAGTGATGTCATTGTTTTTGCTCCAGTTCTGCAAGGGTGGTGCGGGCGATGTAGAGCATCATTGCATCCGATGCGTCTTGCATTTTCTCTATAGCCCACACAGCCTTCGCCAGCTTGGCCTCCAGTTCCTCGATGCGGTCGGCTTGTGCTAGCATCACTCTCCGCACGTCGGGCGATATGTATTCAGCCAGACGCTCAACGCTCATCCTGTCAATGCTGGTCATCCACGCATCCCCTCTGCATCGTCCAGCGCGCCAGCCTTGTACTGGCACCAGTCCGGCGTCATCATGTCGGCAGGCAGCTGACGCCCTTTGCCGTCCTCGCCTTTGTTCCAAACGCAGACGTTGTTGATGCGCCCCTTGCAGTCGAACCGTCCGCTTTGGCACTTGGCCACCAGCTTTCCCGGCTCGTCGTCCCACTCAATGACCACAGGGCCAAATGTTTGTTGGTATCCAGTCATGTGTCCAATCTCCATTCCATGTTTCTGTTTCTGATCTCCTCAAGCAGTTCATCTGCCTTCGGGTTGTCGTGGCGCAGGCAGGTCTTGTAGCAATTCAAAATGTATTCATCGCCCAGCGTGTCAATCCAGATCGGCCCGTCGTGGCTGAACCATTGCCCTCGGCCAACGCGCGCCTGTGGGTCATCAGACATCTCGCATCCTTTTTTCGTTGAGCAGCACCATTGTGCGCTTGGCCGGATCGGGACCAGACATGTAGCGGATGAACCACTCAGGGTCGCCAGACTGTACGCGCTCTCCGGCCATTGCGCCGCAGCTGCTGCACTCCAGCGGACCGCTGGCAGCTGTCAGCTGCACGGCGACCCAGTCGTGCGCGCACTCCATGCAACGTCACGTAGCTGACGTCGTGCGGCCGGTGATCATCGAGACGGGTTACGTTGTCACACATACCAGTCATGATAGTCCGCCTTCTCTATGCACAGGACCGCGAGCCGCAGAGCGACAGCCTTGCCCCACATTTCTCGGACCTCGGGCCATGTGTAGCCATGCCCGTTGATCGCGACCTCGTCGATGCTGATGTCGTCCACCTCGTCCCACACGGGCGATCTTTTGACGCCGTAGTCGCTGGAGGCAAAGCGGGCCGAGGCCCAGCACTCGATCTCCAGTCCGCCCTCGGCGTCGTACAGCACCGCCAGATCGGGGTGATCCGCAGGATCAACGCTCTCCAGAACCTGTATCGTTTCCTGTTTCATCCTCCGACCAACCCCGCCTGCTTAGCGCCCTTGTACAGGGCCAGCATGTGCCGCATCTCCGCGCGCGTGACGCCGTGATCGATCAAGCTGTCGACCTCGGCTGCAATATCACACAGGGCGTCCACAGGCGCCCCATCCTCGTTCCCAGCAGCGCGCAACGCCGCATAGGCCGCGCGGTTCAGATCCTCCATCGCTTCTTGGTATGTCTTGGTCATTGGTTCTCCCCCTTTTTGATGTAAACGGTTTCGGCGCGCAGGCCCAAGTAATCGAGGATCTTGCCGGTGGGCGGGCGGGTGCCTTTGATCACCTCGTTCAGGAAGCTGCGCGAGATGCCGATATCTTCTGCGAGGCTTGCCTGCGTGCGGTTTTTGATGATGGCGTGCAGGCGGGCCAGCACTTGGCTTTGGGTGATGTGGTCACTCAGGGTTTGCATTCTAGGTCCCCTTCGCCGCCGACGAAATCAGAGCTGTTCGCGGCCCACAGGATGAAAGACGGGCGGGACTGGCCGACGCGGTGATGCACCTCGGCGCGTGAGATGCGGCCGGCGTTGAACAGGCGTTGCAGCGCGTTCCCGACTTGCTTTTTGGGCATGTTGAGCTCTGTCGCCACTTCGTTGGTAGTTCGGTATTCGCTCAAGGCGAGGTCCAGGCAGTTAAAGGCTTGCATGTCGAGGGACGCGCCGGACAGGACGTTGTGGCCGGTCAGAACGTCGGGCAGCGGGGCGAGTTCGACCCCTTCGCGTGGCACGCGGACCGCGCGCCACGGTGTTTTGTCCCGCATTTCTGCCATGTTTGGCACGAGGACGGCTCCGACGAGCTCGCCTTCTTGCAGGCGCGCGCCGTTGACGACGGATGCGGGGATGAAGACGTTTTCGCCTGTTTCGCTATGCACACCGAAGCCGGTGCCTGTTTCGATGATGGTGACGATGTGAATGTCTTGAAGGTCGGGCATTTGCTCTCTTTCTGGTATAAATAGGGGTTTACTGGTATAAATAGGGGTTGACTGGTATATGACTATATGGGACAACGGCCCCCGTCAAGTAGAAAAACAGGAGTTGTTGGATGGCCCAGATCACATTTACGCTGATTGAAGAGTATCACGACACATTGCCCGAGCCGGTGAAGGCTTTGGCGGACGCCGAGGGGTTTTTGTGGGTGGAAGTGACGGCATATGCTGATATGATCCTTAATGACTACGGCGTGGAGCGGTCTCCGGTGTGGTACGAGCCGCAGGTCACGGGGATTGACTTCGAGATCAACGGCGAAACGGTGAAGTCTGTCCCTGACGAATTGTGGGAAATGGCCGCGGACCGCGCTTCGCGGTTTGACTCGGATGAATGGGAGTAGGGTTTGGAAAACTTTGTCTTTGCCGACCATGTTGAGTTTTTACGGCTGATGGCGTTGGCGGATCCGCAAACGGACCGCGCTGCGGCGTTGACGGCGGCGGCGGAGTATCTGGATTTTCTTGAAACCACGGTTTTGGAAGAGCTGGAAGAGCTAGACGCGCTTTTTACTCAGCTTCGCGTTGACGGATGAGCGCGTCGAGTTCGGCGTGTTTGAACGCCGCTTCGACTTCCTCGCGCATCTGGCGCTCTCTCATTGCTTTGAGGGCCTCTTCGCTTGCTTCGCGGTCCGCGACAACCTGTGCGCGGATCACGGTCATGTCTTCTTTGGTCAGCGATCGCCGGCGCCAGTCGTCATAGAAAAAAGCGCAGCTGTCCGCTGATCGTGCGCCCTTCGATATGGGCCACGGCCACCACTTCCTCGTACATGGCACGGGGAATTAAACGCTTTCCATTTCGATGTGTCCACAACGCTCTCCGATTTGTCTGCGACAATATGGGATAACGCGCCATGTTGCAAGAAAAAAGGCCCCGCCGAAGCGAGGCCAGTCAGGCGGGAGGATAGCGCTAAGCTACTTCGACAGCTTCGCCCCAAGACGGCCCAATGTCAATATCGCATTTGTTCGGAACGCACAAAGGTACGGCGCTGGACATGATTCCGGACAGCTTGTGGGCTTCGTCGACCGTTTCGACGCTGAAAGCCAGTTCGTCGTGTATCTGCACCATTGGCAGGTGGCCAGATTCAGCGCAATCCAGCATGGCTTTCTTGGTCATATCTGCGGCCGACGCTTGGATCAGGCGGTTCAGGGCCTTGTAGGTCATCGCCCGCTGCAGCCTTGTGGTTGGTCCGTAGGCCGCGACCGCCTCTTCGTAAGGCAACGACTTGTTCATCCCGAACGTCGCCGGTTCCCACTTGTCGAAACGGCACTTGCGGCCCAGGATGGACCGTATGCTGCCCGAGGATCGCGGGTCTTCTAGGCGTCGCTGCACGCCGCTGTTGAGCTGCTTGAGAAACGGCAGGGTCGTGTTGAACTGCTTGAGGATGCTTTTCGCCTGATCGGGGGAGACGTCCATCTGGTCGGCCAGCTTGGTGGCGCCCATGCCGTACAGGATGCCAAGCCCCACCGTCTTCGCTTGTTTGCGCGGCAGGCCGGTCATCTCCGCAACCATCGTGTGGAAGTCGGTGGCAGGGTCCACGTTGAACGCTTCCACCAGCTCCGAAACCCCTGTCAGCGCTTGGTTTACACTGCGGCCGTAGGCGTCGGCATAGTGGACCGCGAGCCGAGGCTCTTGCTGCGAAAAGTCGATAGACGCCCACTGCTTGCCTTCGTCTGGCAAAAACAGGCTCCGGATCATCGGCCCGAGGATCGGGTCGCGCGAAGGGATTTGCTGCAGGTTTGGTGAATTGTAGCTGTTATGGTGGATCAAGCCACCTGCAACGTAAGAGTGGTCCCCCTCTACTTCAATATCCCATACACGTGCTTTTCCCACGGGCTCAATTTTCTCCACGGTGACGCGCTGTGCAAACGACGATGCCCCGCAAACGTAACCAGCGCCAAGTTCTCGATGCGGTTGTTCATAGGGTCCTCGTCTATGTGATGTATCGCAAAGCCCTTCGGAAGTTCTGTCAAACCCACCGCTTTGCAAAACACCGCTTGGTGCTCGAAGACGTATTTCGAACCCTTCCGGCCCGTAAACCAGTCCGGTTTCAAGACAAGCCTGTATCCTTTTCCATCCGTCACCCCGCCGCAGAACAAGTGGTGCTGGTCCCCCCGCTTCCCAGTCATCGGGTTCTTGCCCCCTTGCTTGGAGCGGGACAGCCGCAGTATCCGCTCGCGCTCGCGCTCCTCCGCGGACAATACCGCTCTCACCATTGCCTGCACTGTATGTAGGGACAGCTGAAAGCGTTTCGACACTTCCGCTATAATCGGCTTGTCCTCCGACAGATAATATCGCGTCACTTCCCTGCAGAGCTCTTCGTCTTTCAGCTGAGACTTGTTCACTGACACCGTATACCTCCTCCCCCATGGTTAGGTCCCCAACCGGGACCCATCCACGTGATGTTAGCACACGATGCCCGCGGGTACACGTTACCGAAGCACCGTTGGAGGTCGTCAACCGCACCATGTCTTCCACCCCCTTGTCGTACCGGCGCACGACGCGACACCATTCACCCGTGTGTGACCGGATACGGTCTATTCCCGAGGGGTTGTACTCTCCTATCCGTACAGGGCCGCTGTCCAAGACAAGTACCGTGTCCCCGTGAACGCACATTCTACCGGACACTGTTCCGCCGTCATCGGACCGGATTTGGTTGATGTGGCCATGAACGCGCCCATCGCGGCCCACGTATCGCAGGATGCCGTCGATGAAGGTGCCGTTGATCTTGTTGTAGGACCGGGCGCCGGCGATGGCTTGTGCCAAGGGGTGCTTGTGGTCTGTCAGGAACGTCTTCGTGAACGACGGTGCGCCTTTCTCGGTCCGCGGATAGGGGATGTCGAGCTTGTCAAAGGCTTTGCTGATTGACGCTGCCGCCCAGATCTCTATGGACGCTCCTGTCATTTGCTTGATTTCGTGCAGCAGGGCCTTTTCGCGCTTCATCACTTCCTGTTTGGACCGCTCGGCCCTGTCCAGATCGACCCGTATGCCGCGGCGCGTCATTTCCACAAGGTGCGGCAGCAATGCTGTCTCGAGCGCCCAGATATCTTGCACGTTTTCTTGCTGGATCAGGGTTTTGAAATGCGTCCAAAGCTCTAGGGTCAGGACGGCGTCCATCTCGGCGTATTGGCCGACGTACATGGCGGGCAGCTTCCACATTTCGCTTTTTGGATCGACGCCGAAGTCGCGCGCTGCTTGGATCAGGCCCTTTTCGCTTTTGACTTTGCCCAGATAGTCGTAGCCCAGGGCGTTCAGGCTGTAGCTGAATCGGTTCTCGTCCAGCAGGTTGGCCGTGACCATGGTGTCGATCACCCTGCCGTTGACGTCGAAGCCCTCGGCCCGCAGCCAGCCCAGATCGTACTGCGCATTGTGCATGATTTTATCGGCATTATTTGCTAGTACTTTTTTTAGCCACCTTTTGACGATGTTTTCGTCAAGGTTTCCGCCGCCAAAGTGTTTGACGGGCAGGTATCCTGACCAAAATGACGTGGCCACGGCGTAGCCGATGACTTCGCCGTCCTTTGTGGGCCAGCCTGGGCCTTTGTTTTTGAGGTTCGGGTCGCGCGTTTCGACGTCAATGGCGATTTCTTTTGCGGCAGACAGGTCCGGAAGCTCGTCCGGCGGCACCCATTCAGGATTATTGGTGAACATGGGTATCTGCAACTTCATCTCCATTATGTCTTGTCCTTGGAAAAGCTTCCGCCAAGAGCGGAGTAACCGCATTTGTCGATCCATGAATCGGCGTGGTTCAGTGTCTTTAGCAGGCGCGCGGTCTTCAACCAATCCATCATCAAAGCAACGTGCTGCTCCGTCAGGTAGCCGTGCGTGTCCATCGCTGATGCCATGATGGCGTTCCAGCCTTCTGAGATAAGATAAAAATTGTCTTTGGCATCGCCGTAATCTATCGCTCTCTGCCCTGAGATCAGCTCTTTGGCGGTGTCGAGTATTTCATCGCGGGTCACAGCATGTAGCTCCTTGTGACGTCTTCGGGTTCAACAATAAAGAGGTTTTCCTTGGTCCGTGTCACGCCGACATAGAACACGCGGTGGAGATCATCGCCGTATTCGTTCAAGGCGGCTTGGCTCAGGTCCGTGAACAGCACGACGTTGTCGGCCTCCCCGCCCTTTGTGCCGTGAATCGTGGACAGGCGGATGCGGGGCTTGGCATTGAACTTCTCGCCGCTGCGCAGCATTGCGCTAATGTAAACGCGATCAACATCGGGCAGCTTGTCCAGCGCGTCGAACCACGCCAGCTCGTCGCCCACGCAAAGCCCGTATTGCATCTGCAGGGTAGGCAGGTCAAACATCTTCCCGTCATCCATGTCAGAAAAGCGCTTGAAGCCGCGGGAGATGGGTTTGCCGTTCCCTGACATGTAGTCGTAGATGCTTTGTGCGGCGGCCATTGTGATCTGGCGGCCTTTGCGCAGCTGCTCCCACCCGTTCACTGCCGTGCTGGTCTTCTCTGAAATGGACCGATGGCCGTTGCGCTCGAACAGCAGGCCGGCGTTTTTGAGGTCTTCGATCACGGGGGACAGCATGTAGTTGGCTTGCGCCATGATCAGCCACGTGCCTTGCGTCATATCCGCTTCCGCTAGGCCGTATATGCGCCGCACAGAGCCCTTCTCCGGCCGTGGGCGGTAGACCTTAGGGAAACGGTTCGAGATACGCCCAGCGATCTGTTCTGCCACGGCGTGGACGCTTTCTGGCACGCGGTAGGACTGCTCCAGAACTTCTGATCCGCCATTGAGGTTGATGAAGTGGTCGACGTCGGCCCCCGCCCACCTGTAGATGGCTTGGTCGTCGTCGCCTGCGGCGTACATCCGCGTGCTGCGCGCGTCGAGGCTGTGGGCGATGTCCCACTGCAGGGGCGACAAATCCTGCGCTTCGTCCATAAAGCAAAGCGCGAACGACGGGCAGGTGTGGATGCCTTTTGTGGCAAACTCTTCCAAAATGTCGGTGTAGTCATAGAGCATGTTGGACTGCTTGTACGCGTTGTAGGCCCGCTGGACGTAGGACACCTCTTCCCATGTGTGCATGATGCTGGACAGGTCGTATTGCTTGCGCAGCGATACCTTCCGGAGCCGCGCAAGGTTGATCAGGGACAGGATCGGGTGGTCCGACGTCACCACTTGCTCCAGATCGTCTTCAAACGCTTTGGTCACGGTCAGGGACATCCCGACGCGATCCGACAGATCGTCGAAGTTTTCCTTCTGCATGAGCTGCGACGACTTGATCGTGCTCAAGCGGAATGCAAGAGAGTGCAGGGTCCGGAAATACGGCAGGTCAGTCTCCGGATTCAGGTTGAACTTCGTCGTCGCTCGTTCCTTCGCTTCCATCGCGGCCTTCCGGGTAAAGGCTAAAAAGGCAATATTTTTTGAACTGACACCCTCGGCCATGGCTGACTCGCAGATGTTCAGGAGTGTTGTAGTTTTTCCAGTTCCTGGCGGTCCGAATATGCGTAACATCGTATCCAACCTCTTCAAGCGCTTGTAGGATGAGTTTCATCGTGGCCATGCCGGTGTTCGGCTGCTTCAGGACTTCGGCCGGCTGCACGTGCTCCAGAAAGTGCGGGATCGGCATCGAGTCCATGCGGTTGAACGACACGAACCGTGAGAGGCGGGCAATGTTCAGCTCTTTCAGGGCCTCCATGGTCTTGGGCTTCCTTTTGCGCTTGAACCATCTTTCGCGCGACAGGTACGTCATCTTGTACTTCTTCACCAACTGGCGCGCGCGTTCTCTGGAGACCCCCAGCTCGGCGCCCACGGCGCGCAGGGTCCGCTTCTCTAGGCACTGCATCTCATACGCCTTGCGCGCGCGCCGGTAGGTGTTGTCGTTGAGGTTCAAAAGTTTGTCCCGAAGTTTCATCAGAAAGGTGACTCCTTGTTTTGTCCAAAGTCGGGCGTGTCTATTTCCACGACTGCACTGTTGAATGACGGGATCGTCCACACGCGCACGGACTTGCCCTTGATTTTTATCACGACGCTTTCGCCGTTGATGTCGCGCAGGCGCTGCGCGATCTTGTGGCTCTTATATTCAAAGAACTTGTTCTTGCGCAGGTGCGCCTCAAAGTCCTTGAGCCTGAAGCATGTCCTGCCGTCCTCTTCGCTGTTGAACGGGCGCCGCAGGAGTATCTCGTCGCGCACAACAGCTTGCTGCATTGTGGTACAGAACTCTTCCAAGAAATCGTAGAACTGCCCGTCGATTGACGCGTCCTCCGACACCTCGACAATCGCGCCCTCGGTCTCCACCATGTCCTTGAGGAGCTGGTTGATGCGGGCCTCCCATTGATTGCGGGCCGCGGTCTTCGGCATGTGGTTCAGCTGGTCCACACAGGAGCGTTGGAACGCCGCTTGGCTCATAAGCCCGTCTGTATCCAGCTCCAGTGGCTCGCCGTTGACGTCAAGAAACCAGATCGGCGGCGTTGAATTGTACTTGCGCAGGTTAGCCACGACCGACGACGACACCGCCGCCCCGATCCCGAATTTGCGCGTGCGGCATTCCTCCGCGTTGCAGTAAGGCGCAATCGGCGCGTCCTTGCACTTGAAGGCGTAATCCTTTTTCATTACCTGCTTGGCGACGATGTTGACCTCGCTCAGCGGCAGAGGCGGGTCAAGATACAACATGTTGTGCGTCATCAGCTCTGTTTCCCAAGAGTCGGGATACGCCTTGCGCAAATAGACGCCCAGATTAAACAGGCCGTTGTTCCGGCCGCCTTCGCTGATCTTTATCTTGGCCAGGTGCTGCAAGCACGGCGGACCGTCAGGGATCGGCATGTCCGGCCGCTCTTCAACCGTCAGCGCTGTCAACTGTTCGGATGTGATCCGATGCGCGTCGTACAGCGTAAAAAACTCGTCCAAGGTGGCGGCAGAGCCGTCATCGTTGAACGCGTACCGCAGGCCGCTGTCCGCGTTGTAATAGGGCAGGTTCAGGAAATTCCCGACATCCCCGCGATCCAGAAACAGGCGTATCTGTTTTGGGAAAACTTCGGTGCCGCCATGGCCCAAGGCGGAGGCAATCTGGTTCAGGGTCTTCTGCATGTTTTTGGCGGAAACCCATTCCGACGTAAACAGGAACATGTGCGCCCCGCCCGACTTTGAGCGGCACACCACCAGCGGCAGCTTCATTTTGCGGACGCGCTCAACCAAGACTTTGTGGTCCAAGGGATACTGATCAATGTCGATGCAGCCCCAGACACACTGGTTGTCCTCGTTGATCGGGATAATGCCGATGCCCGTGCCTTTTCCGGACAGGTGCCCTTCCCAGAGTTCCGCGGTCCGCGGTTCTTGGACAATGCTGGCTTTGCCTACATTCTTGCCGTTGGCTTGCTCGCGGTCGACACGATAGGTGCCGTAGGCCAGCTGCAGCCCTTGGAAGACTTCAGCGAATTTGGTTGCGTGGGACATAAATACCTCGGAGTGTTCGAAACGGTGGAGGGGCCTCTATGCGAGGCCCCTGCGCAAAGATCAAAACGGGATATCTTTGTCGTCGCCGTTGTCGTCGCGGTTGACGTAACCGCTTTGCACTTCTCCGTCTTGGCTGTGCTTGACCGCGACATCGCCGCGGCTGATGCTTTCGGCGAATACTTTGGCCTGCATGTAGAGGGATGCGTCTTGCACGACGCCTTCGAGGGACACCTCCCAGCCATGCCACGAGCCCTTGCTGTTTTCTTCAGAGCTGGACTTCAGGACATAGATGTTGGAGTAGCGCGGCATTTGGAACGGGCCGTTCTTTCCGATGGCGGTGCGCCCTTGGATCATGGAGTTCCACTTGCGGCCCTTTTTGAGCTGTGTGGACTTCATTGCGATCAGCGCGGGCTGGGCAGAACCGTCTTCGTTGACCACCAGGACGAAATGCTGCTGGGTGTCTTCGATGTAGGTGCCGTTGCCGCCGACCACATACTCGCGGTTGTCTTCCTTTGAGCGCTCGGTCCGTGGACGGTTGTCGTCTGGTGTAAAGATATTTACAGGTGCGCCACTGCCCTGACCGCGCGGGGCCCATTCGATGAAGCGGCGCTGATAGGCGCAAGGGATGACGCGCACGCCTTCCTTGCCCTTGTAGATATTGCCGGTCACGGTGTTGTAGATATCGCCCTTACGCAGCTCTTCGAGGTCGTCCAGCAACGGGTCAAGACCAGAGATGATCTTGAGGAACGGCAGCGCAAGGTCTTCTTGGCAGACATTCTCGTTGCCTGCACCGGCATCGTTTTCGAACATGGTCGCATCGAACACCGCGACATCTGTTTTTGCGTCTTCTTTGGTTGCAACTGATTTGCTAGCCATGATTATTTACCCTTCTTGATGATTGCACGTTGGCCGATGAAGGCCCCGAATAGGTCCATCGGGAACTCGTCTCCCGCTTCAATTCTCTCTCGCACCCACGCCTTCAATGTGGAAGCGTGAACGTCTTCTTTCTGCTGGGGCTCATAGCCCTGCTGGACGGCCATGTCGCGGAAACTGTGCGCCAAGTCGTCCTCGCCGCGACCGAATGTGCAGGTCACGGAGTTTTTGATGATATCGTCAAAGCCTTGGCCGCGCAGCCATTCAAAGGCTTCGGCTTTTCGCGCTATCGGGATAGAGGCGCCATAGAGCTGCCGCACCTCGACTTTGGCACCGTCCTCCAGCGTGAAGGATTTCATGCCCAGTTCTTCCATCGCCGCAGGCAGGAGCTCGTCGGTCAGACCGGTCAGCTCTTCTTTGGCTTTTTTGAGAAAAGCTTCGGCCCGTTCGACAAGGGCCTCGGACTCCCGTATTTTTTGAGCAAGGATAGCAACGGACTTGAGACCGTCCCCGCTTAAAGATTCTGCGGGCGATGCGCCGGCGTCCTCTTCGAAAAGATTTAAGATGTCGCTCATGTGTTCTCCTGTTTCGTGTGTCGCGTGTAAAGGGGTTTTTGCCCCTTGCTTATCGCATATAATCGTATATAAAAGCGGCGTCAAGAGGGAAAATAGCTATGTATGAATACAAAACCAAGCCTTATGAGCACCAGGTCAGCGCCTTCGAGCGGTCGTGGGACAAACCATACTGGGCGTTGCTCATGGAAATGGGGACAGGGAAGAGCAAGGTAACTGTCGACACCATTGCAGCCCTGTTTGAAAACAAGCGCATCGACACAGCCCTAATCATCGCCCCTAAAGGCGTTTTTGACAACTGGGTTCGGACAGAAATCCCTGTGCACCTGCCGGACCGCATTCCGCACAAAATTCTACGGTGGCAGCCGAACATAACGAAGAAGTATCAAGAGGAGCTGCGCGACTTCGCTCTGCCCGAGCGCCGGAAGCGGGACGTGCTGCACATCTTTGTGATGAATGTCGAAGCGCTGTCCACAAGCAAAGGCGCCAAGACCGCCGAAGCCTTCCTGAAGTACAATCCAGACTGTCTCATGGCCGTGGACGAAAGCACGACGATCAAGAACCGCAAGGCGCAGCGCACCAAGAACGTCGTAAAGTGCGCCCGCCTTGCCAAGTACCGCAGAATCCTGACGGGATCGCCGATCACGAAGTCCCCGATGGACCTCTTCTCGCAATGCGATGTGTTGTCCCCGCAGGCTCTGGGGTCCTCCAGCTATTTTGCCTTCCAAAACCGCTACGCTGTCATCCAAACCCGCAAAATGGGGCACCGCAGCTTCCAAGAAATCACCGGATACCGGCGGCTGGACGAGCTCAACGAGCGGTTGGAAACCTTCAGCACCCGCGTCCTCAAAGAGGACTGCCTCGACCTGCCCGCCAAAATCTACCTGCGCCGCGAGATCGAACTGACCGACGAGCAGCAGAAAGCTTACGCGCAAATGAAGAGCCTCGCTCTGGCCCAGCTGGAAAGCGGCGAGATGTCCACCACCCAGTCGGTCCTGACACAGATCATGCGACTGCAACAGATATGCTGCGGGTTCCTGCGCACCGACGAATACGAGCTCATCCCCCTGAAGAACAACCGCTTGAACGAGCTCATGGATATCGTTGAGGAGGTCCAGGGCAAGGTCATCGTGTGGGCCACTTGGAAACACGACATCCACGCCATCACCGATGCTTTGCGCAAACGGTTCGGCCCCGACTCCGCCGCCGCGTATTTTGGCGAAACCCCGCAGGAAGACCGCTCCGCCATCCTCTCCGCGTTCCAAGACCCGCGGTCCGCGCTCCGTTTCTTCGTCAGCAACAGGACGGGCGCCTACGGGATCACCCTGACCGAAGCGCGGACCATGATATATTATGCCAACAGCTATGACCTAGAAGTGCGCCTGCAGTCCGAGGACCGCGCCCATCGGATTGGGCAGAAGCACAACGTGACCTACATCGACCTTGTCGCACCGCGCACGATTGACGAAAAAATCCTTCAAGCGTTGCGCGACAAGGTGAACATTGCGGGCCGCGTTTTGGGCGAGGACGCCCGAAACTGGCTCGTTTAGCGTAACCCGAGCGATCCGATCCCCTGCTGCATTTCACGCTGCTGCATCAAGGGGGCGATGGCGTCGTTCGGGAACAGCGCGGCGTAGCTGGCGCGCGGTGAGGCAGCCGCCCCCTGCTGCACGGGAGCAGGGGGCGGCGCTTGCACGGGCGCTGCTGCGGGCGGGAGGTTCCCGGCTGGCGGCGCACTCGGAGCAACTGGTGGCGCGACGGGTTGTGGCCGGACGCTGTCCAGATAAGACTGGATGTCTGCTGTCGCAGCACCAATCTGTTCCGGGGTTTCAAGAGCTTGCGCTGCGAACGGGTCCCCCACTGGGGCACGGACCGCGCCCTCTTCCTGCTCTGGCAAAGCGATGATGCCCGCGTTGTACAAGAAACCGTTCAGCTGGTTGTTGAACCGGCGCTGCGCCAAAACGGTCTGCGGCCGGCCTTTTGTCAACAGAAGCCCCATGAAGTCGGGGTTGACCACCGCCTCGTCCACGATGTTGCGCAGATAGGTAGTCGGCATGCGCTCAAAGACATTTCTGGTAAACCGGACACCTGCGCCAGCTTCCACGATACCGCCAGGGCGGCCCGTGATCTGCTGGCCCGCCGTGCGGCCCACGGCCGAACCGATCAAGCGCGTCACGAGATCAAAGACGGCGCCGGGGGCGTCAACGAGGATGTCGTCCAGCATCGGGCCGCCGGTGTTGATCGCATCTTGTATCTTCTCTGCTTCGCGCAAGAAAGCGTTGAGCCGCGTGGCTTCAGCGTCGCTAAGGATGTTCCCGTCCCGCAGCACGCCTACGACGGACGGCTGCCGACGCGACATCGGCTCTGTCAGAAAAGTGCGGAACCGGTCAAAGCTGAAGTTGCCCTCCGGACTGGTGGAGTAAACAATAGCGCGGTCCAGCGCCGCATCGCGCAGCCCGGCCCGCGCTTGAGGGGCAATGTCGCCGCTGGTGTTCACCAACTTGACCAAGCCTTGCAGATTCTTCACAGCGTCAGGGGATCGCCCGCCGCCGGGCTCGCCAATCGCAATGGCGACTGCTCCTGCGGGCGTTTCGTCGTTGCCCAAAACAGCGCGGAGCGCCCCTTGGTTGGCCAAGAATTTGGCCTCCACCGAATTGACGTCCGTCACATTGCGCAGCAACTGCTCTGCGGTCAGCGCGTTGGTTAGATCGTCCCGAAGCTGCGGAAATTGCTCTAAGGTGGCGGCGTTGTTGCGCGCAAATCGGGCCAAGGCAACAGGGTTGACCCTGCCTGTCTCTGGATTTACCGCGCGGTCCGCGGCGAGCCGCAATATGTCCGACTCTGCTGCGCGCAAGGTGCCAAGACGGGCCGTCGCCGTTTCAGCGAAAGCCCCGCCGGCGTTGCGCTGCATGAACTGCACCGCGTCCGCCAGCTGAGACACGCGCAAAGATGTGGCGTCGCCGCCCGTTCCAAAGATACGTCCAGCCAAAAGCTCGGGCGGAATGCGGTCGGCCCCTGACCGACGCGTGGCAATGGCGTCACCCGCAAAGGACCGCGTGAACACGTCGTTCAACGCCTTGCTGAACGAATAAGCATTGGCCAAGGCCCGCTCGTTTGGAGACCGCATCATGGGGATGTTCGGATCAATGCCGCCCGGCGTCGCATCCGCCCGCAGCCCAATGTCCTCTAGGGCCGCTTCGGCCATGCGGCCAAAGAAGTTGGCGTCACGGAAGATGAGCGCGGACCGCGCATCGCGGGCCATGGACAGCATTTCAGACCGGAATTTGGTCAAATCCCCCAAATTCACTTCAGCGTCGTCGGCCGTGGTCCGCAACACAAAGCGCGAGATTATCGAAGGGAACGGCGACTCTGGCAAGAGATCATCCCTTCGGATCGTTGCAAACTCTGAAGCAATGTTGTCG